CCATTTAGCGCTGAATATAAATCCGTCTGATTGCTAAGAGTGCCGGTAATACTACCCCAAGTGCCACCGCCCGAAGTAATCGTTGCCCAGCCAGTATCGTAATTCGTGCCTGATAATTTAATCAGAGCTTGTCCAGTCGTGCCACCAGTAGGAACACCGACACCATTACTGCCGTTATCTCCCTTGAGTCCTTGAGGAATTCCAAAGTTGAAAATGGCCGCCGAAGTAGAGCCAGAGTTAGTCACCGTTGCTGGTGATCCAGCCGAAAGCGTTGTCGTAGAACCGACCTGAACAGTCGCCGAAGACCCTGCACTGCCAGTGTCCCCCTTATCACCCTTTGCTCCAGTTGCTCCAGTTGCTCCGACATCACCGCGCGGAATCGTGAAGTTAAGAATCGCCGCCGAAGTCGTACCCGAATTAGTTACCAACGCATCAGTGCCAGGAATACCAGTCGTAGTCGTTCCGACTTGCACAGTCGCAGCAGGGCCGGGAATCCCCATCGACACATTCAATGTAGCCGACGATGCGATGATGCTCGCTAAGATTGCGTTGCCCTCAACGGTTGCCGTGAGAGTTGCCCCTGTTAAGACTGTTATTTCGAGTGCCATTTCTTAGGTCGTTGGATTAGGCGGTTGTGACGTTGTCGATTACGTTAATGACCACGGTGTCCGAAAAGAACACGGTGCCGTTCTTCGTAAATCTAATGTCCCAATATGCTGATCCAACCGCCCAGAGGTCAGTCGATGAATTTGTAACCGTGAAAGTAGTCGGTGAAGTGATGACTACAGTACAGGTATAGAGTTTGCGGTTAGCGTCGCGAATGTCCGATGTAACCGTAACCCCTGTTAAATTAGTAGGCCACCCTGTTTCTGGCGTGTATGTTACAGTAGCCCCAAAAGTTGAAGCTCTTTTCCAATTTATTACTTGTGATGCCATAGTTTAGGAGTGACCTATTCTATGCGACCGAGTCAAGAAATTGGGTTATGGGGTCGGAGGCTCGAAGAAACTGCCGGGGGAGACATCTTTAACATAAGACCACGGCTGAGGATTATCAGGGTTTCCATCCTCTGGGAAACTATAACTAACTAATGTCTGACTTATTATTTCACCATCAGAATTATAAACATAATCAAATGTGGAAGTGAAATTATCTATATAGTCGTCACTGTATGTAGTGCAACGCGACTGAGTCGGGTAATTGGGATAAGTTTGACCAGGTGTAAAGCCTCCAGCTGAAGTACTAAAATTAGACTCCGTAAAGGTGTGATTGTAATCCCTAAATTCATAAACAACAGTACTGCCTGCCAAAGTGGTTGTTGTTTTAGCAATTTTAAGTCTGATTGTAACTGTCGTTCCTAACCACGGTTTATGCAGATCGCTGAAATCTTCCAAAACGTTAATTTGTTTTTTCCATTTTGTGAATGTATAACCAGCGTAGTGCGTTGGAGTGTTTGATGTTATTGTCTCTGTGTTATCAATTTGCGATGGAATTAAAACTTGAGCAACATAAGTTGATGGAGCGTATAGTTGAGCGTCAGCAACGACTAATTTAGCAACGTGTGGTGCATTGGGATTTTGAACGGCATTTGCACCGCCATTTAATATTTGTAAAGTTATGTTCCATTGAGTGCTTACCCCTTCGCCGTGAAATTCATAAGTATCAACATTTATATGCGTTATTCCGGCACCATCAATATAGGCAGAGGTAACAGCCCCGAGCATGTATCCGTGAACGTATAATGAGGTTGATTCTATTTTAATTAACTGCCCAACCGTTACAAGTGGCGATGAAGTTATATAATCAAATGATTTTGAACCTATACCGAGTGTATTAGTACCAGAAGCAGTGGCACTGAGAGAGCCAATATAAAAAGTCATCCCAGGATACGGATCAGTATCGGTAGTATCTACATAGGTAGAATAACCACTAAATTCATAAAATCTAACACCGTCAAATAACTGTCTCGACGTTATCTGCTCCATATTAAATAGGCCAGAAATAGTAGACCGATGAATTAGGCAATGTGTACTTGTTGCGCTGCGACCAGACGTTGGTTTTTAAGAATTGATTTGTAGCTACAATTCCAGTCGATGCGTTCTTAGTGACCAACGCGACAAGAATATAGCCGAAGTCATCCGTATCGCTTAGGATTACATTTGAAGCAATGACATTGGGATAACTTGTTTCAGTGATGTTATCATTGGGCCAGTATTTGCTAGTTCCGCTCTTAGGGCCGGCTCTTAGGTAGACCCAGCAATTGCCGTCACCATCGAATGATAAATCGCCTGTCGGAGTCGGGGTAGCAGTTAAAAGTTTTGACGAACCTGTAGATCCGTTGATGCAAGGCACAAGGCCGTTAATCGTTCCTGGTCGAGCGGTGAATTTATAAGCCGATTCTACTTTTGTAACGTAAATTGTGAATGGGTAGAGCGTTCTAGATAGCGTCGATTGATTGCCCAGAATAAGCGAGCCACCACCTGTAAAAGATACCTGATTACCTTCGCCGATGTAAGGTTGTGGTAATGCAGTTTGAACCGACGCGGCTAACTGATTTAATTGTTTAGCGGATACAGGATCACCAGCCTTAAATCTTGAGCTTACAAACTGAGAGCCAGAACCATCAAATCCTAGGTCTTCCATGCTTAGAAGATTGATTGTTGTCCACTGCCGTAAATGTCAGAATCCCAATCGTAAGGCGAAAGCATGATGTCGTAATTTACTTTGTACGCACAGGTTCTGCCAGTAATAGGTGATCCAATAGTTTCAACATTGGCTGCGGTTAACAGACATTTAGTTTTCGGATAAGTAGTCGAGCTGAATGGTGCAATCAGTTTTGCTACGTCGGAATCGTTGTTAAATGTTCTTCCGATTGTTGCGATTAAATGGCTTGCTCTGGCTACCTGAGCCGAGTCAAAGAACATTTGACCGCGTATGGTTAACATCGGGCGAAGGAATTGACGAACACCGGCTTTTTTATTGGGTGGCTGGGTTGTGTCTGTTTCAACACCGAAACCGCCGAAGGTATATTGAACACCACCGCTACCGCCAGTGTCTACAGGGTTAAAGATTGCACGATTATAAATCGCTCCAGGAGTGCCAGCGAGGATGCTACCAGAAGGCCCAATAGTTGTATCGGTATTTTTAGTAAAGTTAGGGTGCGTCTCGATAGGTTGCGCGCTTGATGTAGAAACACCGTTAATTTGTGCGTCTGTGTATCCTGCTGTACGATCTACACCAGCGAAGTCTACCGTCACCATAAGAACACTAGCCTTTTGAATTACGTATGAGTACTTGTAAGACCGCATCGTAAATCCGAGCGTTGAAGAATCTGGGTGGACAATACTGGCTTCTAATGCGTCTACCAGAGTGCTAAGAGCTGAGGCATCAAAAGCATAAGTCACTTGTGCTTGTGCAAGGCCGTACGCGTCGACGTGTAAAGTTCGACCTGGTTGTATTGTCCCAGTATCTAGAGAGTTACCGTATTTGATTAAAGTTGATGATGCCATATTATCTTAAAGTTTGTGGGCCGGGTTTAGGTGCTTCTTTGCCTGCGATGCGTTCGGTAGCGTCGGCAGTGCGTCGAGTGTTGTCTGCAATTTCGTTATTAGTTAAGCCAGACATTACGGAAGTTATATCGCCACCACCGATTTGCTGAAGTGATGAAGCGGCAAGTGCGGCGACATTCGATACAATTGAAGCTTTTACCTCTGCTGGTTTTTCTTCCTTTTTAGTCTTTTCTAATTCTTTCATAAGACCAGGAAATGATTCTTGAAATTCTTTTGATTCAAAAGGGCGAAAACGACCACCACCATAATTTTTTTGTAATTGTTCAAAAGCATATTTTTGAATTTCTAAACCAACCCCTTTTCCTTGTAATTGTTTAATTACTCTTTGATTGTATTCTTCGGAATTTTCACCAGCAGGATTTTTTCCTTCTTTAAGCATGTCAGATCTAACATCTTCTAGGACATTTTTGGCAATTCTTCTGGCATCACCTTTTCCCATAAATACCGTTAAATCTTTCCAGTATTTTGCATATGCTGCTGAACGTTGCTCTCCTGCTCGTTCCGATGCTTCGGCGGCTTCAAGTTCCATATCGGAATAAACCTTAAGAGACTTGGCTTGTTCTAAGATTGCGTCTTTTCCCTTTTGAATAATTGGCAACATTTCACGACCTCCACGACCAAATAAGGACATAGAATTGCTTGCCAATATAGCTTCATTACCAGTTTTCTTGAATTGTTCTGCTAAGGCCGCCAATACTTCAGTTGCCGAAATGTTACCTGATGTAATTTGCTCATTAGTAAAACCTAATTCTCTTAAAATCTTTCCATGACCGTGTGCGTCTTTTGATGCTGCACCCATGTTCTTGGCAAAGAATCCCATCGCACGACCGACTGATTCCATTGTTACTCCTACAGTTTTACCTAAATATGCTACGCGCTGAAATTCATCTCCGCTTGCTCCAGTAGTTTTAATAGCGTGATTTAATTCCTTAAAGTACTCCGATGCTTTTTCTAAATTTTCTTTTAATTTATCAAATAGAGCATGTGCAGCTAATGCAGATCCAATAGAAGAAATAACACCTTCAATCCCGTGATTGAACCAAGAGCTTAATTTAGTTCCTGCCGCATTAGCTGCCGCTTCTGCACCTTTAGGAACATCAGTGAAGTCGCCACCAAATTTAACTTTTACGTCGTCTGCCATGGTTAATTAGTTTGAGCGTTGAGGGGTTTGTTTTAAGTTTCTTTGTTCTTCTTCGAGTTCTCTCTTTTCATTTTCCATCGCCAGCCATTCAGTCTCGGTAACGATTTTTACATCTGCACCATCTTGCGCTAAATTTGCGATGTGCATCCACACCGCTTCGGCTTCAGGCATTGTCCATGCTTCATTAAGCGAACATCCGTTCCTGGTCAAATTGGCGACCACAATTAAAGGCCAGTCGATGCCACGATCGCGTGGGTTTTTACTTTCCTCCCAGAAACGAGGCCAAAGAGATTGCTCGGTGAAGTATGTTAAAAGTTTGTTAGCCTCACGTTGTAATTTCTTTCGGCTTAATTGCATTGAACGATAATAAAAACCGTCAATAAATCCAAGTGGCTTTCGAGCTTCTGCCATGTCATGCGTTGAAAGAATACGCACCGCGTTGATAATGTCAGTTGCACCGACTGAAGCGTTAATGTTTAAGACAGGCGAATTAATTGCCTCAAGTGCTACACGATGACGGAGACAAAACGGCAAAAGACGTCTACCGCAAACCTTAATAGTCGGCGGTAAAATCGTCGCAGCCTGAGTCCACCGGGAAGCCACAGTGGGAAAACCCCTTTCAGGGTTAGGTAATGTTTTGGTATTTAACCAGTTTCAAACCTACTTTGCGGAAACCATTGTTGGTACCAGCATCGGTTACGTCTTTGATGATGTATTGGATACTGTCGTAAGTGAAGTGCGTACCGATTGTAGGATAGGTAGACTTTACTTTTAATACACCGCTAACGGATACCTCAGTGCGATCATCATCGAGGCGGTCTGTAATAACCACACCGTTCTCGTCCATGATTTCAACATCAAGTGCTTTCTTGATTGAAATGTCATCGGATTGGATGGTCGCAAAAGAAAGCGTTCCGTTTAATCCGTAAGCGTGGGTTACTCCGTAAGTAGTCGATGTGTCGGCCATGTTTGTAAGTTATAATCTATGCGAAAGAGTCAAGAGTCAGCCGTAAGGGTTAAACGGCTTCGGGCGGATAGACGCAGACTAGCGTGTAGGACAGGACATTGCCATAACGGCGGTCGGACACCCCTTCGTCATCAGAGTTAATCCAACCCTCGTAGAGTGAACCTTGAGTCCACGCAGCTTTAAGGCCGTCTAAGTGTTGCATGATGCCTTGCACTGCTTCGACGCGCGCACGATGTTGGTCGAGTGTGTTATCGTCGGCGGATGAATAGATATAAATCTTAACCGAGATTTCGAAGTTGCCCGAAGGCTTGGCACCAAAGTCGCGGTGAGCCGTAGCAGTCTCAGCGTGGAGAATGATAATCGGGACAGATCGGATGTCGGCAGTCTGGCCTTTGACAATCTGAATGCCGGGCAGAGCCGAGATGTTAGTTGTGAACCAGGCTAAGAGTGATTCTTCCGTGATGGTGCGGATTCCGTAGAGTGTAGGCATAAAGTTTATTCTGAGAATAGTGGAGCAGTGCCGTAAATTTTACCTGCGAGGATGGCATCGCATAAAGTGATTTTTTTAGACTTCATAAATGCTACCATTTGCTTACGCATATTTTTAGCACGTGCGTCTAATGCTCGTTGATACTGAGCGGAAACGACTAATCCGATTTGATTACCAACAGTGACCGATGGGGTTACCGAGTTGGATAATTCATTCTTAGCAATGGCTTGTTTTTCAGCTGCGGAATGTTTAACCCATGCTGGGAAAGTTGCGGTTTTGTCTCCGATGCCTTTAGCGGAATAAAAGTAACCAGACTTTTGATAGCCGACATTATCGACTTTTCTTTTAACATACTGGTCAATCAATTTAGGCTTCTCGACGATAAAACAAAACTGACTGCTTCGCCATTTGTTTTGCGTACCGCTAACACTTTTCTTTAGTCCACCGTAGCCCTTATATCGTAATCCAAAGTGAGTTTGCTCCATGTCAGACATCGACGTAATAATTCTGTGACCGCCTGCACTTTCGGCAAAATTGTTTTGAAATACTTTCCAACTGAAGTGTCTTTTATTGCTTCTGAAATATGTGTCGACCGATTCGCTCTTGTGGAAGGTAATCCATTTTCGGTAGACTTCCTCTGATCCAAGTGAAGCGACCTGAGAAGGGTTTGCCTTGTCGAGGGGCTTAAAGATACTTCTGATTTGATGGGCTACAATTTGTTGCTCTTCTTTCTTGGCTCCTGAGCTGAGTCCAGTTCCCGGCGATTTGCCGTCAAAGGCTGGAGTGTATTTGCACATATCCTTACAAAACAAGGCGGCTTGATTCTGAATAACTGCCCCCATTTCTTTGCCCATAAGCCGAGAATAGTCCTGCAAATGCTTTTGAAGCATTGAGGTGTCTATCTTAGCGTCAAAGGTAGTCTTTACCGCCATACAATCAAAGCGTCCCAGAAGGCAAGCCAGAGGGGTAAAACACCCCTTCTAGCAGTCACCTTTAGGCTGGCTCCCCTTTCGATTGTACCTTGACGATAATCCAAGCCGAAGGCGGACGGTCGTTAACTGCCACAATTCTAAAGTCTAAATTGTTATAATGAATCAAATTGCCATAAATTACGACCCCTGCGTGGGCTTCCGTGTCCGAGCGTAGGAATTTAACATCGAACGAGGTCGAGTTCATGAAGCCACCAGTCTCTAAGTCCTGACTGACCATAGGCGGTGAGATTAAAACATTAAACGAGGTAGCAGTGCCTGATCCACGGCGGACGGTGACGGCTTTAGGAATCTCGGCTAGAATTTGCGAGGCATCAGATGCCCATTCGTCTTGGATGCTCATTTATAGTTTATGCGAGTTAGTCAATTATTTCGGGGCAAAAAAAAGCCCCCCATTTCTGGGAGGCTCTCTTCGTTCTTATTTAATCCGGGATTACGAAGTAAAGGCAATGCGCTGAGCTGCGTCAGGATTACCAACGCTGTGACCTGTTAACCAGGATGCAGAGATGTTGGTGTTACCGCGTGTCCAATCGTACCAGCTACGGAGAGCGAATGTGAATCCGCTGTCTGGATCAGTTACGTTGATTTGTTCGCCACCACCAGTGGTAGGAGCAGCAACAGTGCGAGTGACAACAACGTGTCCTTCGCGGCATGAAGCAATACCATTAAGACCTTGAGAGTAAGCAGTGCCAGAAGTTGGGAAGCCATTGTACTCGTAGATGTCGAGACCATGTAAGCGACCTACTTTGCCGTCACGAATTACTGAGGTGTCTCCGATGGAGAGATACTGAGCAACTGAAGCGTCTTGTAAGAGTTGACCAAATGCGTCTGGGCTTAAGAGTAAAGCACGACCGTCGAAAGGAAGGTTTGCTTTGGTGAGGCTGGTTGCAGCGTTAGCAACGGCTACACGATTGAAGTCAGCCTTAGCACCAGAGTATGCAGCTACGGAGTAGTTAGCAGTGATGGTGCTTTTTACAACGTCATCGAAGAGGCTCTTAACAGTTGCGTTCGCCATAGGAGCGATGAACACACGGCGGAGCATGTCGAGTGAGATTGCAGCGACTTCAGTGTCAGTGAAAGAAGTCATTACGTAGCGGTGATCGGAGAGTGAGATTGCAACGTCGGTGGAGGTAGCGGTTGCAGCTTGGAAACCGTCAGCAGCTACATAATCACTTGCGGTGAATTTGTTAGCGTAACGAGTGTGTACAACTTGACCTTTTTCGCCAACGTAGGAACCGAAATCGGTTACGGCTATTTTAGTGAGAGGAGCGAGAATAGGAGTCAGAGTGCGGAGCGTTTCGGCAGCGACAAACTGAGGAGCTAGACCCTGATTTAATACGGAGTTAGACATAGTATATTATGAGTGAGTGAGTGAGGGAAATTATTTAATGCCCAGGTGTGCCATGATAGCACCACGGTTAGCATTGTAGAAGGCTTGCTTCTTAGCGGAGTCTTTCTCGCCGATGTATGCTTCCCAGATTTCTGCGTTCGATTTAGGAGCAGATGCTTCGGTAGCAGGATTGATTTCAACAGGAGCGACACCAACGGACGCTGCAATCTCGGCTGACTTCTTACCAACGGACTCGATTTGAGTTACCGCAGCCTTTTTAAGACTTTCGCTTTCGGACAATTTAGCAGTGAGTTCTTCAATCTGTTTTGAGAGGTCAGAAACTTTAGCGGCTTCGGCTTCGAGTGAAGAAACTTTAGCAGATAATTCTTCGTTTGATGCAACGACTTTAGCGTGTGCTTCTGCGAGTGCTTCAGCTTCTTTAGACTTTCCAGTGAAAGCCTCTTTAAGAGCCTTGAGAGATTGTTCGAGCGTCATTTGTATTATGCGAAAGAGTCAAGTGATTGCTGAATTATCGGTGACGATTAGTGCCGGTGCGGTCGTGCTTTTCGTCGGTGTCAATAGGACGCTTGCCTGAGTCGGCCTCGTCATCGGCTTTCTTTTTAGCCTCTTCGGAAACTTCATCGTCTGCTTTGATGTCTGGGTCGCAATCTGGGTCTTCAGGGTCGTAGTCTGGATCATCTGGGTCGCACTTGTCGGCTTCGTCATCCATTTTGCCCTCAGGCTTGTCATGAGGCTTACCGCATTTAGGGCAGTACTCTTCTTCGGCGATTTCTTCTTCGCACTTTTCGCCTTCCGCGTCTTCGGATTTCTTTTCTTCCGCGTCTTCCATCTTAGGAGTAATTTTGCGGTCTTCGGGTTGTGCAGGATAGCCCTTTTCGTCTTCGCCTTCTTCTTCTTCGGCATCCATTTTATCGTCGGCCTTCTTAAGATTTACTCCGAGTAAAGCCTTATCAGCTGCGGAGAGTTTCTTCATGTACTTTGCGTTCTCGCCGATACCACCGCCGTGTGACTCTTCACCTTCTTCGGTTTCTTCTTCGCGCGCGTCGTTCTCTTCGTCCGCTTCCATTTGAGCGTGAACATCAGTATCAAGCGATTCCATCAATTCATCGAAGCCATTGATTAAGCCAGTAACTAAACCAGCCTCGGCACCGCGTTTGCCAGAGAAGCATTGACCTTCCATCGAGGAATCTTCCACGAATGAGCGGACAGACTTAACTGCGTTCTTAAAGTCAGCGTGAATTTCTAAGACTTCGTCTTGAAGCATCTTGCGCTGATTGTTGTCGAGACTTGTACCAGGGATTCCAGCACCCTTGTAAATGCCGGCTTTAATTACGTCCATCTTGATACCGTCCATCTTGAAGGCTTCGGACATATCAGGGAAAGCAACGTACACACCGATAGATCCAACCGTAGAGGATGGAGTTGCGTAAAACTCTGAGGCCTGTGAGCCAATCCAATAGGCGGCGGAGCAGGCTTCGTTGCTGGTAAATGAAATTACTTTCTTGGAGTAGTTTTTAATTTTCTCGGCGAGTTCAGGAACACCAACGGACACACCACCAGGAGAGTCGATGTTAAGAATAACGGTTGTGATGGTTGCATCGCGTTCGCAATCTTCGAGCATTTCTTGAACGTCGTTAATGTCGCAACAACCGCACATTGCTTCGAGTTCCGACAGGTTTCGACCTATGACCCCTTTTACTGGTATCACGGCATAAGGTGGGAATTTCTCAAGTACTTCAACTTTGCCGAATACCATCGCCATAAATTCTTCCACGTCGGAAGCCTTAGCGTTGAGTGGTACGTCGACTTGAGAGACGCGGTCTAGATATTCCGCAGCTTGAGCCGGCTGAATTAAGATTGGGCGGTAAGACTTAATGTCTTTGTTTAAGTTTTTCATAAAGTGTTTGTTTTGTTTTTTTAGAGGGGTTCGTTGCCGTCGTTCATTGGTACATCAGCTTCGTCAACTGGTGTATCATCGTCGGGGGTAATTGAGATGTCTGCGTTCGATGTGTTTTCTGGTTTGTACATCGTCCAGTAAGGAATGTTCTGCTCGGCTGCCGCATCCATAGAGTGACGGATGTCTGCTGCACGACGAAGGTCATGATCGCGCGCGTCGTTACCGTTTTCTGCGTGGTATTCGCTGAAAGATTTAAGTCCGAGCTGAATTGCTTTGAATGTCGCTGCTTCTTCTTTGCCGGCATCGACAGTGACTTTCTTAGGAGTTACCCAAGATACGCGGTGCCAGTTATCATTTGCTGGCAGTTCACCTTTGGCGATTGCGTTGCCGATAACATAACCCCAAGTCGGGATAAGTAAGCGATTGATTAAGACCTGTTGGCGAGCGTTGAAAGTACGACCGGCTTTAGCGACCACTAGGCGCATAGCACCGCCAGACTTGTTAGGCTCGACCACAAACTCATAAGGCAGTGTGCCTAAGCATGAGTCGCGGTTTAAGTGTTCAATCGCTCCGACCGTGTTAGGGCTGGCTCGATTTGACTCAACCATTTTAAGGTCTTCACCTGGTGCTAAGGATAAAGTCTTACCGCCAATAAATGTTCCAGTCTCGGAAGGCTGGTCGTAGACTTGACCAGGATAATCTTGAGGACGCATACCGAAGGCCTCGAAGTCGGACTGTGATCCGTCAAATTGAGGATTCTCGCGTGTGATAGTGCGGACAACATCTGCCTGTACTTTCATCGCTACCTTTTCAAGCGAGACGATTTCGAGAATGTCGATGAGGTTGTTAATCGAGTGCTGAAGTGGTGAATATGCTCTCGCACCAGATACTTGCTCAGGATGGTGAACGTGTAAAATTGATGACGAAGGAACGAGACGAGCAGAGCCATCGGAGCGTATTACGTTCACTCCTTGAACGGCGCCGTACTTATCAAATAAAATTCCGTCAAACATTCCCGACGCAGTGCCGTACGCATCCTGCGAAACACCTACGCGGTGAGACTCAATGAGCTGTAATAAAGGATTATCATTCTTGCCGTAAGTTTTTAATACGAAAATTTCGCCGTCACGGTCAATAAGTTTGCAAACGATTTGCTGAACCTCAGCGAAGTTATAGCGACCAGTAATCTCGCAAGGTTTGCTTGCCCAGTTCTTGAAATAGTTTTCCGCTTGAATGTCCCATGATCCGTTACCCGATGCGGCTTGTGGTTTGATACCATCGCCCACGCTATAAAGGCTCATGTCGTTAATAATCTGGCGAATTAGTCCGGCATTGACGTAGAGCCAACGCATCTTACGCGTTAACTCCTGACGGTCAAACGTGGTCATCGTGCGCTTAAAGTCAGCAGGCCACGGTGTTTGAATCCAATTACGTTTATTAGAATACTTGGCTCCCTCGAATTGCGAGAAGATACCAGTGCCACCACCGCCACCGTACGACTTGGCCTTCAAGGAATCGCTTTTCTTGGCCTTAGCCTTAGCGTCCTTAATAAATTGTTTAGCCTTTGATGGTCGTTTGTTGGATGGCATAAATTACAGTCCTCGGAAATTCCACAGGCCGTTATACACTCTGACGCGGTCGATTGCACCGTACTGCTCAGGGTCTTTGATTTGAAGTGCGTATCTGCACTCGATTAAAGTCTGTTGAACATCCATCGGGAAAGATTTAGTAACCGATGTGCCTGAGTCTGAATAACTCATCATCGTCTTGCCTTCCATGAGTAGCGTAGCTGCACGATCAGCGATTGCCTCAATTTTTGATTGGGTAAGAATAAGAAAACATCCGCTTGCTCGTGCCATAGACTATGCGAATTAGTCAAGAAATTCATAATTAACTACCTGTGGTTGTTTGTTCGTCG